CGTGGTGCGCACCGTGGGCAACGCGGTTGAAGCAAGCATCCGCACTGGTGTGCACGAAGCGGGGAGCTTCGCGCAGCAGATGATCTACCAGTACGAAACCGATCCCGCCTGGCTCGGGCCCGACGGGCTGGTGTGGACTGCCATCCTGGACTCCCGGGTCTGCCCCGTGTGCCTGAGCCTCGACGGCACGCGGTACCAGTTGGGCACGCCGGCGCCTTATTTCGACGGGGAGAACAAGACGAGCCCTCACCCCCAGTGCCGCTGCTACCTCTTGCCCTGGAAATGGAGGAACGACACGGAACAGGAGCAGCCGGTGAACAAGGAGGCGACCGGCGACAAAGGGGCCGAAGCGCTCTCGTTCCGTGCCGCGGCGTCGCAGTGGGTGCGGGACAATCCCGAGACGGCTCGGAGCATCTTCGGCAAGGCGCTGGGACAGCGGCTGATCGACGGCAAGATCAGCTTCGATCAGGCCGTTAAGCTGTGGTCAGACAAGGGCTAGCCATGACCGTAACCGTTGTTGCCACAGTCGGCGCCGCCAACGCCAACAGCTACCTCAGCGTGGCTGCAGCCGATGACCTGGCAGACGACTACCTCGGCCCACTGAACTGGACGGCAGCAACCACGGACAACAAGGGGCGGGAACTGATCACGGCAACCCGTTACCTCGATCAGTTGGAATGGCTCGGCAGCCGCGCCACCACCACCCAGTCCATCGCGTGGCCTCGATCTGGCGCTGAGTGCGGGGAGTGGTCGTTCGAAGATGACGAGATTCCGGCCCCCATCAGACAGGCTGCGTTCGACCTGGCAGAGGCCTTGCTGGGGGCTCCCGCCCTACTCAGAGGCCAAGGGGCGGGCAATGCGGAGCTGATCCCGGGGATCCCCAACGCCAGCCTCAAGTCGGCGCGGGTGGATGTGATCTCACTGGAGTTCAGGGACGGGGCTGTGCCCAATAACCAGAATGCTCTCAACGTGTTGCCAGGGTTGCGGCAGACGCTGGGGTGCCTCTGCCTAAGCATGCCTATCGGTGGATCGCGTAGCATCCGAGTACTTCGATCGTGAATCGTGCCAGCCGTGGCCGAACAGCAGCTTAACCTGTTCGGCCCGGCTGACGAAAAGCCGGCTACCAGGAATCACCTGGCAACGCCTCTCACACGGGAAGAATCGCGAAAGATTGGCAAGATGTACGCAGAAAATATCAGGTTGGTCGGGAAGTTTCAGGCCAAGATGCGAGAGAAATACGGCAAATGTTTGCCATTGGAAGATATAAACAGCGCTGTTGATATTGCATTTATCAAAGCAGCGAGGATATGGAATCCAGAGCGGGGAGCATTCAGCACGATCCTCGGACACTTCGCTGCTGGCGAGGTACGCCACGCAATCAAGGCGGCCGGAAACTGGGGCGTGGCCGCCACCCAACGCGCACGCCTGGCGGGGATGCAAGCCCGCCGGATGCTGGAGGCTGGGATGACCGCAGCCGATGTGTGCCGCGAGATGGCGATCACCGAGGACGACCTGCTGGACGTTCTACGGGCCACCACCGGCCTGGCGCATGACGTGTGCGGCTTCGAGCTGCACCTATGCGATCGACCAACACCGTGGGAGCTGCTGGAGGACGGCGAGGCAAACTAGGGGAACAACGCATGATGGACCATGGCTACGGGAGCCTATTTCGCTTCCCTGGATATTCGGCTCTGGCTGAAAGAGGGCACCACGGCAAGCGAGCCCCCTACCAGCTCAACAGGTATGACTGAGATTCTCAGTCTGTCGGACGCCAGTCTACAGACGACATCGGAGACGCAGATAGCGACCGATTACCAGACCCCCTTTGGCTACGGCAGCCTGCTGGTAACCGGCAAGAGCTGGACCTTGCCTTTACGGCTCAATCTGGACACAACCAGCGATGGCTACAAGCTGTTGCGCAGGTCTGACAACAACGGCGCCAAGGGCGTAACAGTTCAGGCGTACAGAGCTCTTCCGCTGGTTGGAAGCGGCAACACCAATCCGCAGGTTGACGCGGGAGTTGCGTTTGTCAGCAACTATCAGGAGACGATGGCCCGCGGCAACATCGCTACGGTGTCATTCACCCTGCAGGGCTACGGCGCTCCGTTGGCCTATCAGCAGGGCAATCCCATCGCGACGCTGACTATCACCACCCCTGGCGCGGGCCTGTCCGCTGGTACCGCTGTGCCCCTGGTGCCCGTGACGCCAGGCCCCGGCAACCTGTCGGGCCTGGGCGCCACCGCGACGATCACCGTGAATGGCAGCGGCGTGATTCAAACCGCCACGATCGTGGCCGGCGGCAAAAACTTCAGGGTGGGCGACACCTTGACGATTACCGATCCCGCCGTGGTCGGCGCCGGCGACACTGCCCCGCTATTCACCGTGGCGACGGTGGCCTAAAGCCCCCCGGCCTGGCTCAGCCGCTGCCACTGCTCGGCGAAGAACCGGGCGAGCGGGTGCTTGTCGAGTGCCGGCTTGATCCAGTTCCGGCCTGGCAGCGCTCGGCCGCTGGCGGTGATGCGGTCTTCAAGGATGGACCTGGCGTAGTGGAACCCATCCTCGCTGACCGGATCCCAGGTGAATGTGATCGTTGACCCTCGCGGGTTGTCCTGGCGCCGCTGCGAGTTGAGGAAATCGCCCGAGTCCACGATGTTGCGCGGGCTGGACGCGATGGTGTAGGGCAAGCCGCCTTGCGCTTTCAGGACCTTATTGCGCTGGCGAAACGAGTTGGCTTTGTTGAACTTGCCGTAGCGGTAGGTTATCCCTGGCCATGGATACTGAACAGCTCTAATTTCTTCCTTCAGTTGCGGGCCGATTACATCGCCGTACTTCGCCATGATTATCGGCACACGCAACAGTAGCCGGCTAGATGTAAACCCGGTTAGCTTTAGCTCAACAGTAATCCTAGCCATCGACGTACACCGCGAGTCGGATGCGGTCACCGATAACACTCTGCATTATGCCGCCGATCAGCCCCGTGGAGCCGTAGGGGTATCGCTCCTGCAATACCTCACACCTGGCGGGCGGCTTGCCGCTGAACACCAGCAGCCCCCTCACGCCGGCCTGGATCCTGGCGTCCAGGGCCTGAGGGTTCACCGCGTAGCCGTCATAGGTGAGGCGGTCGGTGTCCACGCCGGGGAACCCAGACCCGTTGCGCCCCCCCTCGCGCAGGAACAGCGACACGGTGATCTGCTCGGTGTTGGGGATGATGTTGCCGGTTGCTGGATCCTCAACGGTGCCGATGTCCACAACATCGAATGTTGCCGTGGCGTTGGCCTGGCCTAGAAGTGCGCTGCTCATGGTCTAGTTTGCCGCCTGAGGCAACCTAGAGGAAGGCGGAGATGGCATGGCGGAGAATCTGGGCGATGCGGTCCTAGTCGTCAGGGCCGACACCACGCAGCTGGACGCGGGCTTTAGGCACGCCGAGGAACGCGCTCGCCAGGCTGGGACAGCCGCTCGGGATGCGTTCCAAGCGCCGGCAAACAGCATCGCGGCATTGCAGGCAAGGCTTGCCGAACTGCGCCAGTCGTTCAACGTCGCAGAGATCGGCTCGCAGGAGTTCCGCAAGCTCCAGCGCGAGATCCAGCGCACAGAGCGAGAGCTGGCCCGCGTCGATCAGACCCTGGCGGGCCGGCTTGCCAGGGGTGCCCGTGGGTTCGGCGCAGAGGCGCTGCTGGCCCTTGGGGCAGGTGGTGCCGCCGCTGGAGCGGGGTTCGCCGCTGGCGGGTTCCTGAAAAGCTCCATCGATCAAGCGGTCGAGCTGGAAAACGTCACGCGGAAACTGACGGTGACCCTTGGCCCCCAGGGCGCCGCTGGGGCGATCGGCTTCACCCGGGGGATCTCGCGGGAGCTGGGGCTCTCGTTTGAGACGCTGGTGGGCAACTACAGCAGCTTCACCGCAGCCGCCACGGCGGCGAACATTCCGATCGAGCAGCAACGGCAGCTGTTCACGTCGGTCAGCCGTGCGGCACAGGCCTACGGGCTGAGTAACGAACAAGTGGGCGGGACGTTCCTGGCGCTGCAGCAGGTGGCCAGTAAGGGGACGGTGAGCATGGAGGAACTGAGGCTGCAGCTCGCAGAACGCCTTCCCGTGGCGCTGTCAGCTACAGCCAAGGGCTTGGGCATCACGCAGCGCGAGCTGATCAAGCTGGTTGAGTCAGGGAAGCTCACGGCAGTTCAGTTCTTTCCGGCTCTGTCCAAGGGGTTGGATGAGTTGACCAAGGGCGCGGCTGGGCTTGAAACATCAGCGCAGATATTCCAGCGGTTTGGTAATGCGTGGCAAGAGCTGCAGCAGGACATTGGCGCTAATTTGCTGCCTGGTATAACCGCTTCCGTGATCCAGCTCACAAACGCGCTGGAGGGTTTGCGTGTTGAGCAACAGGCGAAAGGAGTGCGCCAAAACTTTGGCCTGTCAACGAATCAAGCCGAGCAGACCGTAGGCGCGTTGCGGCAAATACGCGAGCAGTACAACCTTACTGATCAGCAAGCTCGCAACATCACAAGCCAAGCCGTTGCGGCAGTAGGTGGCAATCGCGACATCTTCGGAGAGCTGAATCTAAGCGGCCAAAAGTTTAGTGATTTTCTGGGGCAGCTAAACATCAAAGCCGCCAAGTTCAGGGAGACAAATCGCGACATTGTAGGCGAAATCAAGGCCCAGGAATCAGCACTTGCGGCCAGTAACGAACAGGCCCGCCAACGCAACCAGGAGACCCAGAAATCCCTGGATCTGGAGCTCCAGCGCTCCAAGCTGCTGCAGCAGGAAACCAACGCCTCTGCTCGCCTGGCGGGTTCTCGCCGCACACCAGGCCTGGATGAGGCAGGCCGCGCCAGCCTCGAAGCTGAGCTGACCGTTGGCGAAAAAATCAGGGCACTGCAGATCTCCCGGCTGGAGCTCGCACGGGAACAGGCCAAACTGCCAGGCACGGGTGACGGCAAGGAAGGCAGCCAGTCCCTCGCCAAGCTGGCGGAGCTGCAATCGCAAGTCCGCACCGGCGAAATCGACGTAGCAGCGGCCCAGCTGCAGGGATCCAGGGCCACCGCTGACGCGCTGCGGAACCAGCAGGAGCGGGTTCGCCAGCAGCGGCTGGAATCCCAGGCCGCTGCGGATCGGTTGCAGATCACCCGAGAGCAGACCGCGCTGGAGGCTGCCGCCGCCGCATCGCAGGGCCAGGTATCGGCTACGGCGCTGCTTCAGCTCAACCAGCGTGCTGCCCTGGCGGAGAAGATCCGGATCCTCGACGCGGCGCGCAGCGCCCAGGCCACCGAGCTGGCTAGGGGGCCAGAGGCTGACCGCGTGGTGATGGAGGAAATCTCCGGCCGGATCGCCCGCGCCAATGCCGATGTGCGCCAGGCCTACGCTGAGGCGGGGCTGCAGCTCACCACCAACGCCAGGACCGCAGCGGAGGCGCTCCGGGGGGCACAGCAGAACCTGCGGGGTGTTCTGCGTGGCGGGTTCGATCTGCTGACGCCAGATCTGCAGCGGCAGCAGCTGCAGCAGGCGCGAGCGTCGATTCAACCGCTCGT